AAGTGAGATAATTATTCAACGACCCATTCATGTGCGTAGCGTTCCAGTCTTCAATTATTACACCAGGAACAGGTCGCTGGTCTGAACCAGACACCAGAACTTCAGCAGAAAGTTGTGTGTCCAGATGTGACTGGAGCGCCGAAATTAACTCAGTTACTTCCATAATTCTATACCGACCGCGTTAGATTGTCTTCAATAGCTTTCTTAACCAAGAGTGGTCCCTGTTGTTTCATCCTCGATTCGGCTGCTTCAGAAAAATCCACGCCCTCAATGCCTTCTTCATAGATTTTTTCTTGGAGCCAGAAGGCTTTTCGAACTGTTTCTTCTCCGTGTTCTTCAATTAGCTCGTCTATACTAGCCATTAGATTATTTTCTCTCCATCTTTTACTATTGCATGAATTAATGGCTCTTCATGTAGATTCTGAAATGCTTTTCTGACTTTTTCTTTTGAAGTAAAATCAGTTATATAATCATCGTTTAGGTCTATCGGAGTATTCTCAGGTTTTGAATGTCCTTGTCTATTTTCAGGAATAACTAGAGCAGCATACACATCTTTGAAATCTCCTTCATAACTCCAATTATATTTCCCACTTTCATCTTCTACAAAACCATAATTTCCTTTAGCGTCTTCAAATTCAACTTTCATATTTTATCTTCTAACTCACTAAGAGCAGGGTCAGCTTGTATAATTTTCCTAGCAGTGGGTGAAGGAGTATGATTATCGAGATATGTTTCTACATAAGCAGGATGTGCCCTGTAAACTTGGACTATCTGGTGAGCTTTATCATATTTTTCTGACTGGAATATTTCAGCCATACCAGTAGTAGATTCTGCTGCGTTTGCAGTATGATAAGACCTATTAATTTCAGTTAGTTCTTGAATTTTACCACCATCATTTGCAGCCCAAAGTCTTCTTTTCAGAGAACGATTTGTAGCTTCTGCATATCTTTCAAATCTGTCTTGTCTAGAAGGACTCCAGCTATTGTCGAATCTGTTTTCATGCTCTATAAGTTCTATAGAATCATCAGATTCGTAAAGCTCCATATCTTCCATTCTGAAGTTATAAATCTCCATCTTTTTACCTTTAGTAAGGGAAAAGATGGTAATTGTATTGTCTTCTGAAGAAGCATCTTCAACAACACCTAGATGCTCAGTCTTTCCACCAAGAATCTGGTCTTTAGTGAATTTAACTATGTCTTTCTCAGAAGATTTTTCTTTGAAAGAGTCAAAATCAGGAATTGATTCAAATTCAGAATCATCTATTGATTCGGGGTTAAAATCTTTGAAATATCCGCTCTTAAATTCTATATTAGTAAAGTCAACATCACTTAACTCGCTAGGAGGTTTGTTTTCTCTTTTATTTCTGAATACAAGCTCTTCTAATTCTGCGTGTCCTGCATTTGGGCCTGTTGTTCCATCTTCATTGAAATCTATTTCAGGATAACCTTGGCTGAAATTGCCAGCGTCAGAACCTCGACCTCGGCTGTATCCTTTAGAGATATGAAAAGCGTGTTCCCATTCGTGATGGAATGTGCTATGTGTTACATCAGATAGGGAGCCACCACTTCCGGCATCGCTAATTTGTAATCGAAATCCATTGTCAAGGCTTCCTCTAGAACTCATTACACCACCTTGTTTGTAGAATTGGCTAAATAAATCAATTCTGGCTACCATATTGCGGAGGTCTTCATTATATTTAAATGACCTATTTAATTCTTCTCCGAATTTTGAAGCAAAGTTTTCTACGTATTGTGGATTATTGTATTCAAATTCTTTTTTATATCTAATCTCATCTTTCATCTGCTCAATTTTCTGTGTTTCAGTAAGCCCACTCCAAGATTCGTAAGATTTTAACCTAGCAGAGTTTTGAGCATCGAAGGTTGCTTTTAGAGGAACTTTATCTACAACATCAGTTCCTTCTACATCTAAATATTTATCTTCCCAATCAGTAACATAAGCATCATATTCTTCTCCTTTGTAATCAAACTTAATTTCTTGACCATAGAAAATTTCTGGCCTATCTTCTGAATTGGTTGGAAGGTCTATTTCTGTTCCAAATCCAGACGTAACTTTCCCGACTATTGCGTGAGTTGATTCAGAATCTACAGAACCAACGCTATCGTATTCAACTCGAAGACTCTCTCTATTTAAGAATTCATCAGAAAGTTGAACAGAAGTATATCTACTTCTATCTCGGTCAACCACTCCTTCATTTAACTCTTCTGCAACTTTATCCCATACTAATACTACATCCCCTTTATCAACTTGAGAATTGTCAAATCCAGATTTATCTAAAGTAGTCCAAGATACGTCTTCTTTTGAATCAGGAAGAATTGCGTTTACATTATCTGGAATCTCAACTTTATCTCTAATTTCAACTAACTGCCTTTGGCTTATTGTTTCTTCTTTGAGGTCGCCTGATTCATTGTAATATCTTACAGTTGCTTGACCTCCATCATCGTATATATCTCCTTTTTCAGTCTTTTTTACTAAATAACCATCTCTTAGAATATTAGCTTTAGTAAAGTTTCCAGTAGACTCTATAGTTTGTTCAAATGTTATCTCAACTTTGGGGTCTTGAAGTCCTTCATCTAAAGATTTGTAACTCCAAATTCCGGGCTTATCTTTTCTAGAGTAGATGTAGGTATCCCCATCTAACGTAGCAGTAAACTGTTTTTGTCCATAATATCTGCTAAATTCAATAGTTCTTTTAGAATCATTAGGATAATGAATTTCGTCAACAGTGGCTAATATTATTTGACCATTGAATTCATTTGTATCATTTAGTTTATTTCCGTTTAGAAGAACATCATCTCCTTCTTCTACTTGGTCAAATGTAGTAAAGTTTCTTGTATAAGCTACAATTTCAAAATTATTATCGGCATCGAATCTTTTATCATAACCGTCAGAGTTGTTGAATATTATTTCATCTTCTCTTACTTCATTAACAACTCTTCTAAATTCACTTTCATTGTCTTTTTTTATAACAACTTCATCGCCCTTTTCGATATTATCTACATCTATGTCTTGATTTTCATATTTAGTATGTCGAGCGTTGATAGTACCATCTCTATTTTCTATTTCTTCAATAGTAGCTGTCCCTTCTAAATAAGGACGAGATTTTAAATTATCAGATTTCCAAAATCTAGTGGGATTTCCAACGTCTCCAAAAGGCTCAATGCCATATTTGTAGTCAGCATTGTTTACAATTTTTCCTTCTAATTCACCGCTAGCAGGTTTCAAAGCAAAGACTTCTACGGAGATAGTTGAATAATCACCATCTTGAGCTTCTTCTGGAAGTACAGTCCCGTATGCAACATCTCCACGCTCTAGATTAAATTCAACTACATCTCCATCAGAAAGAGTATCAAGAGTCTCGTCGCTAAACTTCCAATCACGACCGTTAGCAAAGTTTCTTTTTAGATTAACGAAGGTTTCTTGTTGCCTTAGAGCGCGGTCAATGTCATTACCATCGAGGAGAGAGTGGTCAAATCGATCTGCTGCTTCTTCAAACGAGACTGATTCAGACGATTCTCCATCTGTAATAACCCACGAATTTTCATCTCGCTCTTTAATATCGTAAGTCTTGTCTGTAGATGGTTCGTAAAGAACGTCACCAACTTCCCATGATTTTACGTATTTTTCTTCTTCGGGAGGAGTAGTTGGTTCTGTAGAGTCGCCAGAGTCACCATCATCGTTATCACCATCAAAACGAGCGCCACCTCCATCAGAATCTAAATCCCATCCACCCATACGCTCTTCAACGTATTTTATCATCTCTTCTATGGGTGGCATTGAATCTGTATACGCAAACGGTGTGTCACGACTCCGCTCAGTACCAGAAACACCTTGGTCTACGTAAGCAGCGTAATCAAGTGGATTAGTAATGTGACCTTGAATTTCATCTCCCAAATCGAATTGATGATGGTCAAAAGAAGAGTGAAGATGTGGAGTAGTATACGGAGTCCGTCGCTGTAAAATTCTTTCTACAGCAGCTTCTTGGCCGACAGATAGAGCATCATCGAGGCCCTTCTCAGCCCCGTCGTGGACTCGCTCTTTAATTTTCTCTACCGTAATTTCGATAGAGTCCCAATCGACCTCGAATTCAATGTCACCCATATATATTAATTGTCAGGAGCAAACGTCTCGTCAATAACAGAAGAACCGGGCGCGACCGCGTGCGTGCTATGTCGTGTAACAGCGTCAAGCTCGTACCAGCTTCCCTCGTACTTTATCCGAGCGTCAGCCGGTGGAGCATCATCAACAGGGAAAAAGAACACAGGACGGTCACGGTGTCGCTGACCATCGCTGCTATTCATCGTAGTATTTCTATTCTGATAAGACCTCGCAGCGAGGACAGTCCCGTCTCCATAGGCGCTCCATGCCATTTCAGACTGTCCGAAAGCGTCTTCCGACCCTGTATTTGACTCAACATAGACTGGAACTTCTCTTCCAAGTCTAGAAAGAGCCGTTGAAAGATTTCTAGTCATAGTTCTTCACGTTTTGTGTAGCTCCGTTGTCCACCAGTAGAAGTTCGAGCAGAACGAGATACCCTGGTGCCGCCACCACTGTTCAAAATTAGAATCTGTTTGGCCTTGGCGTAGTTCTCATACCACATCGTAATTTCGCCATCAGCCTGTGCTAGAAGCTCACTTTCTTCTATTGCTCCAACACTGATTGCTTTCGCGTCAAGAGCGCCTGTCTGAACCTTACTGAAAAGCATTGAGGCCCAGAAAAGCGCCTCTTCTTGATTGTCGTCGCCATACCAGTCAACATCTTCTGACTGGAGTGGGGCTTCAGAGAGTAAATGGCTCTTAGCCCGCTTTACGGCGACCGACAGGTCTTCGTCACTGACTACTGCTGGTTTGTACTGTGCAAAAGACCGAACTTCACTTACAAGTGTATCATCAGAAGTTGCCATAAATCGAGCTAAGAGTTGTTAGTTAATATTCAGTACCGCGTCTGGCTCGCAGTCCAGTCAACCTCGACGCCGCTGAATTCGACCATCGCAAGCGGGTTCGTGTTGGCAAGGCCGTAGTCCATCGTAGCCGAGCCGTTGATAATGTCGCCGGGGTGACTGACAGGACCGCCCTGAGGCTGCGTAAGCTGAAGCTCTCGCTCAGTATACATCTTGACCGGCTGGATGCCAGCATCGTACATCAGGAATTCGTCACCAGTCAGGTAGGGCGACTGCATAAGCTGGACACCGCCGGGAGTAGCGCCCTCCATGTCACGAATATTCGTGTTTCGGAGGCCCTCAGCCATCGGGATATGATAGTCAGCACCGTTGGTCAGTTCTTCCTTAATCTTGAACTTCCAATCCTTCGAAATGAGCGCAACCTTCTGGCCGCTGGTCCAGCCGTGGTGACGGAGGTGTTCGGCAGCAGCTTCGAAGTGCTGCATTGCCGTGTAACCATTACCACTCTCGTCGGGAACGTTAATGTCGTTGAACAGAGCCGTCGAGTCGGGAATCTGGTGCGAGTGCGAATCATCAAAGGTATACGCACCGTAGTCAGGAATCTCGAACCAGAGGTTACCGGAACCGTCATAGACGGAATCGAACATAACCTCGAAGGTGTCTTCCATCATCGTTTCGGTCGCACCTTCGACAACCTCGTTGACCTTATCCTGAACGCGCTCAGAAGAACTCTTCTCGATGAACTTCTGAGTCATACCGAGCGACTTACCGTACTCGGTCGTTCGGATAGTCAGTTCGTTGTAGTCAGGGAGGCTAGTGTCGTTCTGGAAGCCGGGGAATTCACCCTCAGCAAGCGGCTCGAACTGGTCAGGTCGATTCTCGTTGATTTCTTGGATGAACGTCTGCTGGTCCATCTCTTCAACGAAAATCTCAACGAAAGGAACCTCAGCCTCGTTATTAAAGTAATCAACAATCTGTTGAGCGTTCTCGACAATCTCAGTCAGAGGAACGTCGTCAGCCGTGTAAAGTTCGGGGTCACGTCGTGCCATAGTTATAGAATATAAGTCTTAGAATTCGCTAGTTTACGCCGCCGTCTCGTACTCGTGTTCAACATCAAGCAGGAACGTCGTCGCATCAACAGCAACGCCGACGTACTGGAGAATGTTGCCAGTAGTACCATCAGGCTTGCTCTGTGTAACGCCGCCACCGACAGCGAGGTAGACCGGCTCGTTGGGAGTCAGGTCGAGGTCGCCGTCAACGTCTTCAAGATAGACGCCAGTAAAGACATACGTACCCTCGTCACCGACAAGGGTATAATCATCTTCTCGAACCTGACGCCGAAGCTGACGCTGCTCGATATAAGCATCTTCAAAGCCACTGACGTTAACATCAGTCGGGTCTTGAACCTCTTCCATCAGAACACCCATAGCAGGCTGTGGGCTATCAGAATCAGCATCAGCCTGAACCATTTCAGTTTCGCCGTCGTTATTTTCAGTCAGACCAACAAGGTCGCCCTCGGAGGCCTTGACCGTAATCGTTTCACCATCGCGGTTAAGCGGATGATTCTTCGCCTTGGAAAATCGAATATCAGTCATTGTTAGTTAATAAAAATTTTAAATCTGGGCACCAGAGATGCTGTCAAATGCCTTTTCAACGTGTTCAGGGGTGCCACCTTCTCCGTGGGTTTCACCACGAGTACCGTGGTCATTGAATTCTTCAGTCTCCTCGTCTTCATCTTCCTCAAAGTCTTCCTCTTCAGACTCGTCAGAAATATCATCGAGGAGAGACTTCTTATCACTGTAAGAAAGAGCCTCAGCGGATTCCTTACTTAGAGAAGTCTTTTCAGCAACTTCGTCAGTCAGCTTGCTATCATGCTCTTCAAACTCTTCAACAGTATCAGTAACCTCTTCAAAGGTTTCCTGATTGACAGACTGAGCCTTAGAGAACTTCTGAATAAGCTCCCGAAGCTCGCCCGCCTCCATGTCGTCAAGGTCGTCGTATTCAATAGTCTTGAAAATCATATTTCTAATTAGAATTTTGTGGTGTCAAGGGTGAACACTGACCGCAATCTCTTCCCTCTTCATTAGCTGGCGACAACAAAAACGCCAACCTCAGAGGATTCATCTTCAGAATAGTCAGTCTTCAGACCGCCTTCATCATATCCAGCCGGGAAAGGAGTAGTCGAAAATTCACGCAACTTTCCATCAACTAGCTCTGTTTCGCCGTCGTCGTTAACTTCAGACTCGTACTGATTACCAAATCCAACAGAGCCGTCAGTTAACGTCGGAGGGTCGAACGTGAGCCGACTAATAATTTCATTATGAGTCTGAGAACCAGTATTGTACGCTCTAGCCATGAGCATTAACTTATTCGTACTATCGTTGAACCACACGTCTTTAACAAATCCAATCTGAGAAAGTGTCTGTTTAGTGTGGTCCATAATGTACGGCGGATTATTCGAGTAATCTTTCTCAGCTACATTCTGAAGGAAATCTTTAGTAATTCGAACACCATTTCGGTCTTCAGGTGGTCCAGGTTCCATTGCTTCGAAAACAGCATCGACCGAAACTAGGTTTCCATTGTCGTCATAATTCTCTCTGATTCCGTGTTCATTAAAATCTTGAACAATTTCTTTCCGCTTCGGTGAAATAGCCGAAGCAGCAAACGCTATTTTGGAATCAT